TAAGCATTTTCGGCCAGTATTTCTGCGGGATGCGCCCGCTTGTTCCACGGTATACCAGCCACAGCGAAACACCGGATTGCGTAAGACCCACAAGTTTAGCGGTCTTCGTAACCCCGCCCAGCATCGTACAGATTGTGAAGGCCGGTTCACACCGACCCTTGATCGTTGCCATTGCTAAAACCTTTTGAGACGGCGCGGACCATGAGGTGCTTCGCCAAAGATGACAAGACCAAAAAATAACTAAAACCCATATTGATTTTAAATTGTAACCTAGACTACAACCGTTCCCGAAATGATTCGATAGGAGGCTGACTAATGGCGTTTGACTTGAAATCTATTCGTAAGAATGAGGCTATCTCTAGCCCGCGTATCCTGTGCTATGGGGTTCCAGGGATTGGGAAATCCACGTTTGGTGCATCTGCACCCAACCCCATATTTATCTGCACGGAAGACGGCCTTGGCTCGCTGAAAGTCGATAGCTTTCCGCTGGCCCAAACGTCAGATGATGTACTGGCAGCCATTGCTTCGCTGTATTCCAGTAAACATGAGTTCAGGACCGTGGTCATTGATTCGGTAGACTGGCTTGAGGCCATGATTGCCAAGGAAATCGAGACTAAGTATGACGCCAAGGACTTGGCCTATGGCCGTGCGGCTGTGTACGCCGTTGGACGTATGCGTGAGATACTGGACGGCCTGAACGCTCTGCGTAACGACAAGGGCATGATCGTCATTCTGATTGCCCACTGCCAGATACGCCGCTTTGATAGCCCAGAAGTTGAACCATACGACAGGTACATGCCCAAGTTGCAGGACAAGGCTAACGCTGTTGTCCGCGAGTGGGCTGATGCCGTGCTGTTCTGCAACTATAAAACCGTTGTGAAGAAGGACGATGTTGGGTTCAATCAGACCAACAATCGCGGCATCAGCACTGGCGAGCGTCTGCTGTTCACCAGTGAGAAGCCCGCATACATGGCTAAGAACCGCTATGCCATGCCTGAATCCATCCCGTTGTCTTGGGATGACTTTGCCGCTGCAATTAATTAACCGAGGAGAACTGCACTATGCCTATCATCGACTTTGACGCTGTTGAACTTACTGAATTTGCACCGCGCACCTTTGAAGCCCTACCGCGCGGCGACTACACTGCCATGATTACCGACAGCGTATTGAAGGACACGAAAGCTGGAACGGGCCAGTACATCGCGCTGACCATGGAGATCATCGACGGATCGTACTCTGGCCGCAAGATTTGGGACAACCTTAACGTCAAGAACCCTAATCCTACCGCTGAGAACATCGCCAAGGCTGGCCTGACCCGCTATTTCCAATCTTGCGGTCAGGATCTGGAGAAGGGCGCTGACACTACTGCGCTTTACAACATCCCGTTCAAGCTGACGCTGGGCATTGACCGCAATGATGCAACCCGCAACACCGTGACCGGCTCTGGCCCGCTTGGCTCTGCCAAGAAGCCCAAGCCCACAGTTGACCGGGACGAAGTGGCATCAGGCAAGAAGCCCTGGGAGCGTTGATATGACTAACGCCACAGAAGCCGATTACCCGACTGCCCAGAAGATTTACGACTGGTATGAATCCAAGCGTGAAGGACACCGCGAACACCTGGGCGCGTCCTTGATTGGGCATGAATGTGATCGGTTTCTGTGGCTGACGTTTCGCTGGGCAGCGTCCCCCGTTTTCGGGGGGCGCGTCTTGCGTCTATTTGGAACTGGTAAGCGGGAGGAGCAGCGTGTCTACGAAGAATTACGGGCCATCGGGGTTGAATTACACGTCGATCAAGACGGTAAGCAAATCGAGTGTCGCGACAGTCGTGGTCATTTCGGTGGTAGCGTTGACGGCATTGGCCGGGGCTTTCCTGAAAGCCCGGCGACTTGGGCTGTTCTAGAGATTAAGACGGCAAACTTCTCAGCGTCCAAAAAGATACATGACCTTGGCGTTGAAGAAGCCAAGCCCCAGCACTACGCCCAAATGATGATCTACATGGGTATGCTGAAGCTAGACCGGGCGCTTTATCTAAACGTCAACAAGAACACGGACAACATTTACACCGAATGGGTGCCATTCCATGAAGGCAGGTTTAACGACCTTATGCGCCGCGCTGAACGGATCATTGGGGCAACCGAGCCTGGTCCCAAGGTTGCCGATAGCGCGTCAAAGATGCCCTGCAAATGGTGCGACTTTGCGCCGTTCTGCCATGACACGCAGCCCGCTGAGTTTAATTGCCGTACTTGCTGCCACTCCACGCCTGTCGCGGACGGTAAATGGCAGTGCCATGAGCATGACAAGGAGTTGTCGGTTGAGGACCAGCGCAAGGGCTGTGATAGCCACCTGTTCATCCCGGCCTTGGTACACGGAACAGCCATTGATGCTGATGTGGGATTTGTCGAGTATTTTGTCGAAGGCACAGGCGAGACATTCAAGAACGGCCCCGCGCACACGCCCAGCAAGGAAGTTGTCAGGCGGGGGCGGAAGAAGAAGCCCGTTGTTGACCTTGGGCCTAAAGTTTCGACAGACGATCTAAATGACGAAATCCCATTTTAGGAGATTAAAGCGATGAATGATTTATTCGATTTAATAGCCAGACCGCATTCCCGCAGCAACGATATAGACACTAGCCGGGACGCGGCAAAAGACGCTCAGAAATGCGCTAGCAGGGGGTGCCGTGTAGCCTTACGCGCATTGTCCGTAAGGCCAATGACGGACCATGAATTAACCGCTGAGACTGGATGGCAAAAGGATTCTATCGCCAAGCGCAGAACAGACTTGCGAGATGCCGGGCTGGTTCGTGCGGTATTGTACGAGAACGGCAAGCCGGTAAAACGTATGACCCCGGCGGGTTCCCAGGCGCGTGTTTGGGAGATTACCGAAACTGGGATTAGTTTTCTAGACAGCCTTGACGGCTTTCTTCCGTGATGTCCCCTAAACCCGACAGCGCACTTCACGCCTTGATTATGGAACGCCAGTCCCGCAATGAGGACGTTGTGTATGTCCAGCACCACGCCAAGTCTGTTGACCTGATCCGGTCCAACGCCGCGCGTGGCATGAGCCGGAAGGCTATGGCAAAGATATGGCCGTATAGGTTGCTAACCTTGGTGCTGGGCCATGAGGAGAAGAAATGAGCTACGAAGACCGTGTAATGGAAAAACCTGCTTACACCATTACACAAATTACGGATGGCTGGCCTTCAGCCCTTAAAACCGCTGAAGATATTTGCCAAGGAATAGGCATTAGCGCGGAAAGGCTTATTCAGCTTGCGGACAGTGGTTATGCGCCGCACTGGCGTATTGATAACGGTTTGCCTCTTTTCCGTCTTGGGGAAGTAAAGGATTGGCTTTCTCAAAACATTTTAACGCGGGTTAATGGCGAGCCATTGCCACAACCATTTATTGTAAGCGTTTCAAAAGAACGCATTAGTGATTATCGTAATGTGCCAGAACAATTAAGGCAGATACCTGGGTTGGTTGATATAACCAACGAAACGCGGCGGTCTGGTATATATTTTTTGTGCGAAGATAACGAACTTTTATATATAGGTCAGTCTGTAAATGTGGCGTCAAGAATTTCTACGCATCATCATTCAGGTAAATTCAACAGGGTGATTTTTATGGCTTGGCCCCCTGATGATCTTGACAACGTAGAAGGCGCACTTATTCGAACATTGCGGCCACCATTAAACGGGAAAACGCCTAATGGAAAAATGATGGCACCGGAATCAAACAAAAGTTACGACGAAATTATGCAATTAGTCTCGGAACCAAAATGACCGACATGATTGAACGGGTGGCGAAGGCGCTTCATACTATGGCTTTTGAGCGTGGTGGACCGCCGCCTCCGTTAGACTGGCAGTCTCAGGCCCGCGCCGCCATTGCCGCCATGCGTGACTGCACCCCAGCCATGCTGGACGCCGGATCAGCCGCGCACCCGGTTGGCGGGTATGTGCGCGAGACGCTGCTTAACGATATTATTGAGTGCGAATGGCGGGCTATGGTTGATGCCGCGCTGGAATGTTCTACGAAACAGGCTGAGAAATAGGGAGCGGATTTTGTCACGCATCGAAACCATAGGCGATGCAACGCTGTATCTGGGCGATTGCCGCGAAATCCTGCCGACGCTCGGTAGGGTTGATGCCGTGGTGACTGATCCGCCTTATGGGATTGGATACGTTAGCGGCCCCATATCTAAGAATAGCATAAGCAGCACGGGGAAGCGGTTTTCTGTCGGCATTATCGGGGATGACGCGCCATTCGATCCAGCGCCGTTTCTAGAGGCGGCTGGCGTCTGCATCTTTACCGGGGCGCAACACTTCGCGGCGCGGCTTCCTGGGGGGTCTTACCATGTGTGGAACAAGCGCGTCGGGTACGCGCCCCTAGACCAAGCGGACGGTGATTTAGTGTGGATCAGCGGCAAGATGCGGGCGCTTCGCATCATCGACCTGTTATGGCGCGGCATTTGTCGTTCCACTGAAAACACTGACCCGATAGAACACCCGACACAAAAGCCCATCGCCCTCATGGATTGGTGCCTCAAGCAGACCCCGGCAGATGTTACGCTCGACCCTTTCATGGGCAGCGGCACAACTGGCGTCGCTTGCGCCAATCTAGGCCGCAAGTTCATCGGCATAGAGATTGAGCCCAAGTATTTCGACATCGCTTGTCGCCGCATCGAGCAAGCCTATAAGCAGCCGCGCCTATTTGCTGACGAACCAGTTAAATCTTCTAAGCAAGAAACCTTTATTTAAGGAGCCTGTTTTGCGCTTGCCAAAAATCACCCGACTGGACTTGCGGCGAAACGACTTTCTTTCGCTGCGCGCTCGGTATGAGTGGGACAGGTTCAACGGATCGCGCCCGTACCATATCAGCGACTACATGACATTGGATCAGGGCTGTTTTCTGCCCGTGCAAAACTGGATGCGCGACTATTACAGCGCCTATCAATGAAGGAGCCGGTATGATT